AAATCCAAAGCTACCTTTTTGTTGATATTTACTATCAGCTTCTGATTTTGGCACTGCATTTTTCGCCAGCTCTTTGGTTTCCGTTAACCCGAGGTTTTTTACAAACTCATCTTTGTTCGGAATGTCCGCACCGTTTTTGTTTTTTTCTAAGCGGGAATTGGCATTTTCGTGAGCAGCATTTACATGAGCATCTGTTTCATCTTTAGAATAAGCACCTATTTCACCAGAAGTTGGTTTATTTGCAGTGTTATAGTCTCGCCTCCAGCTTGGCTGATAATCCTTGCCATGGTTACCATAAGTAAATTGAGCATTTGGGATACAACCATCCACCGATGTAGGAGCTGTTGTAACACGGACCGTCATAATACCTTCGATACCCATGACTTCTACAACCGCGCCAGCCAAATGGATTGATCCACAACCAGTATCAGTGATTCTTTTGTTGTTAGCGTACCACCATGAACCTTTATACATCCAATATGGATGGTTAAAAGCACCTTGGCTTTTCAGCCATGCAATGAATTCTTCAGTTGTCCAAACACCATCACCAGTATTGATAGAACCACTAAACGCCCTAGCTGAACCAATATTACGGTTAAATGCATCTTTATCAGCTACATCAGCACCATTCTTGTTTTTCTCCAAACGCGTATTCGCATTATTATTCGCCGCATTAGCCAGATCATATGCCGCTTTCACCGCTTTTGGTGTTGCCGCGTGGGTTTCGCTATTACTGTCTACCGCGCTGTTCAGGATGACAAATCCTTTTTCTTTCAGTGTCGCATCCGGATGGTTACGGCTGTTCGCGTGTTTTGTAATGGAATTATCCACATACTCACGGGTTGCCAGAACAATGGATGGATCAACTTTCAGCGTGACCGCATTTGCGCTGCTGACAATCAGGATCATTCGGATCGTCTGAGTACGGCCAGAGCCTTCCTGTAATTGTGGTTTGTAGGTTTCTGCGCAGTTACCTACTGCAACCAGAACGCCATCTTTGTCATACAGACCGATTTCACGGATCCACCAGCCACCTTCGGTTTCAGGAATAACCTGTTCCGCGATAATCTGGTTGGTGTTTTTCGGATCGATGCTCAGCGTATTAATCGCTGCCCGGCGTTTTTCATTAATCAATTTGGTTTGTTTGGTATCCGGTACCGGCAGGCTGCCACCACCATCACCAACGGCCATATGGGTAATTTCAATTTTTGTACCCAGTGCCGCAGCATTTGCCAATTTATCTGCGCCTAATTGTGTCAGCAACGCAAAATATTTGGTACTCATGGTCTAATCCTCATGTCGTCAATAATATGTACCCCCGCGCCCACAATTTCTGAGCCGGATACGGTCACTTCTTTCGGGAAATAGGGGTAAACGGTTAGTTCGTCACCGCTGTAAGTCGCTGCCGAGTAGTGATATCCACCACGGGTATCAAGGTTGATATCCAGCCCGATTAAATGTCGGCTCACTGGCTTGGCGTCAAAAATCAGTTTTTCCAGCTCTTCGAACATTTCATGGGTAATACCGCTATCCAGCACACCGATATCCAGCCGGAAGGTGCCCGGAGCATCGTTGGTCTGCCACCACTCTTTAACCCGGATGAGATAACCCAACGGTTCAATCACTCTTCGGATTGCTCCAATTGTTCCTTTGTGTTTATGCAGGAACAGTGAACCTTTGATCACTTCCCTTTTGATGTTCTCAGGCCAGTTCTCGTCCCAGCGATCTACAGACCACGCCCATGCCAGATAAGGCAACAATGATGCCGGACAGGTATCCGGGTTCCACAGCTCACGTAATGGGATTTTGATCTTCTGCAACTTGGCACAGGCTTTCGCCGCAGCCAGTTCTAACTGCGTTGAACCCATCGGCAGAAGGCGATCATTCATCAGAGCCTCCCATTGTCAGCGTGGTTTTGGTGCAGTAAGAAGCCTGTGTTTTATCCAGCACGACGTCTTTCAGTGGCGCTTTCAGTTCTACGCGCTGGACACCTTCTACATGCAAGGCGGCATAAATCGCGGACAAACGAATGTCACGCCCCAGACGATGCTGTGCTTCGACGTAGTGTTTCAGCTTCTGCTCCGCTGCTTTGCGGATAGGTTCTGATTCCGGTGTCGGGAAGATGTACAGCACTGCGTCAATTTCATATTCCACGATTTTTGCTGACTGGACTTTCAGGCGATCAGCCACCGGACGCACGTTTTCGTCGTTCAGGGCTTTTTCGACAATTTCCAGCAACTCTTTGGATGCAACGCCTTTGTCCTGGCGGGACATAATCGTGACTGTGACGTTAGCCGGTGACGGGCTGATTGCCGAAGCATCTGCAACACGGCCATCCGCACTGCGGGCATGAAACTCATAAGCTCCCACCGGGCCTGCAACACTCAGGCCTTCAAAAGCCTGTGGAATACGGACACGATAATCATTGTCGGATTCCATCACAGCCGGAGTTGGTGGAACCGTTGAGTTATCCGCAGCACGCAGAACCATACGCGATACGTTGTTATTTGCTCCCAGCTGATCCAGATCGCTACCCGTTGAATAGGCCACCATCACCGCGCGGGCAGCTTCATTAACACGCTGGCGCAGAAGCAGTTCGCGATACACGTTTTCTTCCAGCAATTTCACCAAAGGCTCGGATTCAAGTTGCAGTGTTCGTGCAATGGCATCCTGCTGCTCTTCGGGGTAAAGCGAGATCAGGCCTCTTTTACGCTCTTCTAACAGTTGTTCGTAATCCAGTGGCTCAACCACATCCGGTGGTGGTAACTGGCTTAAATCGATTGTTGGCATTGCTTACCTCACCGGAATTGAGAGTGAAAATTCTTTGGCGGACTGGTGATAAGTACCGGTAATATCCACCACCATTCTGCCGTCCTGTAGGGTTTCCATCGTGATTGACGTCAGCGTCACACGTGGCTCCCAACGGCTGATTGCGGTATAGCTGGCCGCCATAACCTGAAGTTTGATTGCCGGGTTCTGCGGCCAGTCAATCAGTTCAGGCAGTAACGACCCGTAAGTACGACGCGCAATACGACTGCCTACCGGGGTCAGTAAAATATCGCTGACGGATTGTCTGACATGGTCTAAATCACTCAACGCCCGGCCTGTCTGCCGGTTCATCCCCAGATACATCATACGGGGCCTCCTGATGTGTCACGGCCTGACTGGATGCCGATGTGTTTATGGGAATCCACGATCACACCATTGGAACTGAATGTACCGCCGGTATGTTCAATATTGCCCGTCATTTTGCCGCCATTGCGCACAATCAGATTTCCTGTGCTCATCAGCTGCGTACAGATGACTTCCGGTGTATCCAGCGTAATCCGGGTGCTGGCAACACAGGTGATTTCCGGCGCAGTAATATGGACGGAATCCGATGCAGTCACTGTCGCGGTTTTGATGCCAGTCACAGTTAATGCACCTGATTGCGGCTCATACTCCATCACTGCACCATCCGGAAACTGAACATGTGTTGCTTCAGGAGACGTTGATGGTGCCGGAAACTCATCTGAAAAAATTGCTGGCAATACAAAGGCGGTGGTCAGTTCTCCGCCTATGGACAGTAATAAAACCTGCTCACCGACACTGGGCGCCCACCATGTGCGGGAATTTCCCGCTCTGGATGTCAACCAGTGCAGCCAGTCGGTTTCGAGATTGCCTGTCGCGACCCGGCATATACCCTTTGTGGTATCCACTTGGGTAATCACGCCTGTTCGGATCAGGTTGCGCAATAAGCGCATCAGTTCAGTGAGTTGTGTGTTCATGGCGTAAGAATGCCATGAAAAAGCAGGGGAAACATTAAACTAGGCTTGTAGGAACAGACATACAAAACGGCAGGTAAAAGCCAATTAAATCAATATAATAAAAGCCTTTTTATCTCGTGATAAAAAGGCTTTTATAGGCTCTGTGAGAACTTATGCTCGGTTGTTCAAAGTGGCTACGATTTACATTGCCTGACAACTTCACGGACATATTGTTGTAGGTAATCTAATTTGGACTGGTCACTGATGATCCCTGCTCGGATATCGTAAATATCGCGTCCAGCTTTTGCAGTGAGTTCGATTTGGGTTCCATCGCCCATGCTGCGGGGGCCGGTATCTCGCTTTTGGGTGAGCTGACAGGTAGCAAGGTTGGCGGCGGCGATTTGCACCCGGCGATGACCAGCGGCAATATCAGCACGCAAAGCGGTGTTTTCTTCAGTAACATGAGCTAGTTTTCCGGAATAGTATTCATCTAATTGGGCAGCTTTACTCTGAGCGTCTTTCATCTTTTGAATCGCTGACAATGTTTCCTGATTCGCTTTCTGATGAATAGCAACAACCTGAGCACTATGCTGTTGTTTAAGGTTCGCAACCTCCCCAAGGAACAGTGAACGATGCCCCCACCAGCCAGTGCATCCTCCAATGACAAAAATGGCAATTAACGATATTTTCTTCATTCCTCCAATCCCCAACAAACCAACTCGGATTCCTGTTCACGTCGTAAGACCTGCCCATAACAGCCATTCGGCTGTCCTTTGGTTGCCCGGCAATCTCGCCCGCCATCGTAAATCCAGCGTTTAATCTCCTGACAGGCGCCTTTTTTATCTCCGGCATTGAGTTTGCGATAAAAGGTTGAGGAGAAACATTTTGAGGGACCGATGTTATACGGGCAAAAACTGGCAATTCCTGCAATTTGTGGTTCGGTCAGCGGAACATGAACGTTCTTTTTCACCCAATCAATCGCTTTGTCAGCTTCAACCCGATTCAGCGCTTCACATTGCTCAGCAGTCAGTTGCATCCCTTTATATACCGCCTTTCTATCAATACGCGTCACACCCCGGCATATCGTCCAGATACCACCGGCATCCTGATAAGCTATAAGCCGATTGCCCTCTTTCTCATCAAGAAACTGGGAAAGAATGACCGAAGAACTGGCGCCACCGATAATCAGGCCAATGAGCAACCGGCTGAGTCTGGTTTTGAGATCCTGCATATCACAGCTCTTTTGGTGCGTTATGTATCAGCTCGCTGACGATTCTGGCTGATTTAGATGCAGGCTCTACCTCCAGATTTTCCAGAATATCTTTTAAGATTAAAGTGCGTTTCATCTGCTCACGTCGATTAAGACGATAAGTCAGAATACCGAGAGAAATGCTGGCTAATACTCCCAACAGAAAACTCAGCTCATATAAAGAAAGACCGGAAAAGATGGCGGTTGTGCTGGCACAGGCATAAGTGGCATGGCTATATTTATCCATTCATGCCCCTCAATCCCAAAGCTGAATCATAGGATTACTGGCAACAGGCACAAAATCCGGCATTTCAACTTTTGTTCCATGAGGCAATGTCGCACCAAAATCAGCCAGCCCCGGATTTGCCTGCAATACACGCTCCGTCATACCTAAAGTTCGGCCATAATGACGCCAGCACAAAGCGTCCACCGTTTCGTTTTGTTGTGCAATAATTTGCATATACTCTCCTTTTATTTGCAGAAAATAATCGGTAAATCGGAGAGTTATGATCGAATAATCAGCGAAATGCCTCAATGAAACGGCATTGTTGGGGAAATAGTACAAATGAAGGGCAATTTTGCCAGATGGGATTTATTTTCGCTGCTCAGAAAAGTATAAGGGCAGGGGATAATCCCTGCCCTTATACTATTTAAATTGCTTATTATCCGTTTATTGGAGAGTTCAACCCGTCAGGCCTAATCCGATAACCAACTATCGTCCTCCCAGACACTTTGGATCAGTTCCATGATTTGATCATGTTCACTACTGCTTTTACTCCCTGTCACTTTTACGGACGTGTTGCTGCTGAGGGCAATTCTAAAATTAGTATCTGGATACTGTGGCAGTATTTTCTTCTTTAACTCGCTTTCAAGTGCAGACATGACTGATTCAGAAACATTAGCTCGCTTATCGAAAAGTATTTCAACTCGCATCATTTTCTCCCGCTAAAACCTATTCTTTTACCGAACCTGAAGTTTTTCAATCATTCATTATCTAATGATTTGTTTTTTAAAAAATTATTATAAACACTGAGACTTTTTTCATAAGGCGCAGATAACTCTGCTATCCAGACCAGTGCCAGTTCTTTGTCTTCTGCCTGATTGCATTCACAACTTGTTGCCATTCTGGCAATAAAATTAATACGTTGTGCTACCAATGATTCCATAAGAGAGTCCACTGATATGTCCGCCTCCACTCTATAACTGTATATGCATACAGTACACCTAATTAGTGAAAATTTAAAGTAGTTTTTTCCTTTCTTAAAGATAAAAATTAATAGTTAATAACTATTATTTATTTCTTTCATAGAAACTTTTATCGAAAAAATAACATTTATCAAAACAATTTCACATCTATATCACAATTCCCTCTTTCCTGTCTATCCGTACAGTTATTGACAGAACTCCAAGAGGGCCATTTTTTGTGTCGTTTATAGACAATCCGCTCTGATGTAGCTGGTGCATCAGCTTTCGGAACAACTGTCCATTGATGGATTCGTGTACAGATATATTTTTCCTGACTGAGCAACGACGATGTCACTCCCTGAATGGAGTGAATATCCTCACCATAAGGACTACCAAAAGGGATATGCTTATAAGCGAGCCTGATAACCAAATCACGACGGGCAACCCATGGCCCTCCCTGAGCCTGAATATAAGCCGCCCAGTTTCCCTTATCCGCGGCCTGTAAAACGTCATTCATTTTATTATCAGGTAAACGAACTTCTTTAAGTCGACGCAGTTCTCGCCAGACAGAAACCGGAGCACCACCAATTTGTTGAAATTGTCGAATTCGCCAACGACTCGCCCAAGCTGTTACTGATTTAGCCATATCGCGCAGTGATCCTCCCGTTTCATGATCGATTTCATCTTCCAGAGCATAACCATCAATATTTTTGGAAATGTACTTTGCGATATAACCTGTCGCACTACCTTGATTAGGATCTATCACCCGGTAATCAAAACGAGATTTTTTATCATGGTTATGCAGTAACTCTTCCTCTTCTTCCTGACAAGAGTAGTGTTCAAGGATCTTTCTGACCTGTGAAGCATGTTCCGGCAACATAAACAGCAAAATGTGCCAGTGTGGTGTCCCGTCATGATGGGGTTCAACAACCCGAAAACCAAACAGCTTAATACCCGCACGGGCAATAGCTGCGCGAGATTTTGCCCATACACTGCATAAATAGCGCTGAGTATCACGGGGAGTTGCACCTTCCCATTTTTGGACAAATCCTCCTCTATGCCTGACAGCATGGTATTTTGCTGGTGCAGTGATAGTATAAAACTCTCCTACACACCCCATTTGATTCGCGATATCTTCGAAACCGCGCATTCTGACCATTAACTCGCAGCGACGAATAGCAGGATTAGCATTACTGTGAACGACGGTCTCAGCTAATGAAATCCGCTCTCCTGCTTCATTTTCTAAATCAAAATGCTGAAAAAACTCACGATTACGCCGCTTTTGTTCCAGCCATTCGCGTAAAGCCAGTAGTGAAACATAAGGTGAGGCCGCGTTCTGCACCTGTCCAACTGCAATTGCCATATGCTCGGATTGGGTATCCCGCAAGCGTTTTAAGCGAAAATACCACCAGCGTGTGGACATCATGCGCAACATGCCGGCGCAAAGTAGATCAACAGACAGTGTTTTTCGTCCATAATTGAACTGCCGCCAATAAGGGGGATGAATGCCACATTGCAAAGTCAGCTTTGCCATTAATTGATATACCTCAGCCATATGAGAAAACCGTGTTGATTCACTCATCGCTGATTCAGCCGGAACTTGCTGCACTTTCTGCCGATTAGAAGAATCATTCGTAACAGAGTGAATCATAGAAGAATAGTGCTCATAGTTTTCCGTAATAAACACGGATATTTCATGAGCAAGCTTTAAAAGTGGTTTACGGCCATAAGTCGCAATATTGCTCAATTGTTCAATAAATGGAAAAGGAGCAATGCCCGATACAGAATGTTTGAATTGATACCTACTCTTAACTAATTGTAATCGCGGTAATACATTCTGCCCGACGGTTTTTCTCAGGTAAGCATTAGCATCTCTGCGTCCTGATTGCGCAAAGATATCGGCATAGCGATGGCTAAAATGTTTCGCCAGAAAATCCGGCATCTGGCCAATATATTGGTGGCGCCATTGGTGATCTTCTGCGTTAACTTGCCATAACAAACGCTCTGCTGATGAAACATTCTGCGGAATATTTGGCTGAAACATGCCCGACTGTTTATAAGTATGAGCGAAAAGATCACTATTCATCAATGCCACCTTAATTAAGGAAATATGAATGTCTGGCGTACACATGCCATCTGTTCAAAAAAATTAGAAAATATTTAAAAGGTGGTTAACTGGGTAACGTTAAATGTCTGGGAAACTGGCTAACTACAGCCTTAATATGATTCATCGCCTTGATCAGAGAGTGTTTTTCCTCAGAAGTAAACTGGCTGATTTCGCTGTCATGGCGGGCACGGGGAATATTTGCCAAATAGAAAATCGCGGATAAGGCCCGCTTGTTCTCTTCATAATGACAATCCCTTTTATCACGCATGTCTGCAAAAAAGCGTTTTAACTCTTTTTCATCATATCCCCAGTATATTGATCTGATCTTAGACAAATGGTTCAATCCTTCCAACCGCTGACCGAGGTTAATTTGGGCAAACTTTTCTTTTTCCGTATTCGCCATATTTTCCTCACCCTTTCACCTTCAGAGCGATTATTGTCAGAGCAATCCCTCGAACACCGTTGATATCAGGTATAGGGATTGAAATTTGGATGTTCATGATGCAATATCTCTTAATGGTTTTCGGCTTAACCAATTCGGACCCAATAAAGATCTCATTTCAAGATCTTTTGCGGGATAATAATATCTCTTATCTGTACTGTCAATGAAAAATACCAATATTGAGATCAAAATGGGGGCTGATAGTGGTGGGCGACCAGCTATCGAGCGCCTTGTACGCGCGTATGGATTTAAATCCCGTCAGGCTCTGAGTGATCATTTAGGCGTGTCCAAAAGCACAATGGCAAACCGCTATCTTCGTGATAGCTTTCCGGCGGATTGGATTATTCAGTGTAATCTCGAAACGGGTGCTTCACTGCTATGGCTGAGTACAGGGCAAGGAGAGATGTTTCCAAACGGCGAAGGGATCAAAAAAACAGAACGATTGGAAGATATCATTGCGCCGTCAATCTCCCGTGTAAGATTGTCAGGAGGTAAGCTGAATGAGGCTGATCCGGTTATTCTGGATAGTGAATTGATTTCCAAAGATCTCAGAGAACCTCTGGTGGTTGATGATGGCATATCCTGGTATGTGCTTGATGCACAAGAAGACACTATTCAGGATGGTTTATGGCTGGTCGATATCGAAGGAATGCACAGCATCAAGAAGATAGCCAAAATCCCTGTCAGTAAAATTCGCGTCAGTGATAATGATGTTACGTTTGATTGTGCTATCAGCGATATTCAATTCATTGGACGCGTGGCTTTAGTGATCTCCAGACAATAACCAGTTACGTAACAATACGTTTTCCATCAAAGTTATCGCTGATTACCAGAATAACTTTGATGGCGTTTATCATGTTAAAAGAAACATAACACATAAATCTATTCGGATTTATTTCAGTATTTTTAGTAGGTTTCAAG